TATGTCATAACCTGCATCCGTCTTATGATTTCGTTCGGGCATTCTAGCATTTTCTGATAATAGTTTTACTTGTAATGTGTTAGTCATTTTCCTGCTCCTCCTCATATTTATAGACCACTTGACCTGCCATAATCCCTACTGCTTCATCAAGTTCAATACCTTCTTTAACTGAATGTTGAATAGCATTTGTCATTCCCTCAAGTATTTCATCAAACGCTTGTGCTTTCTTATACACGTCCTCAATCTCTTTTATCAATCCCTCTGTGTCATTGCCGTTATACGCACTAGCACTTATAACGGATTGTTCTATTTGTTCACGGTTATCCATTTGTGTCATCCTCCGTATTCGGATAAAATTTAATAAACATTTTATTACCATGCTTATCTATGGCAATTAACTCTTCGTATTCGTCGTGTGATACATACTTATCAATCACACAATTTTGTAACATTTGCATCATTTGCATATGCTTTTCAGCATTCATCATTTCCATCTCCTCTAAAATAAAGTTAGTTGCTTCTGTTCCTCGTATTCCAAACCATGTTGCTTTATATATGTTTCGAGCTCTTCGGCTGTATCAAATGTCTTTTTCACACCTTGCCAACCTGGTACGATATGCCCATGAAAGTAATAAGTATCATTTACCACATGGATATGTGCCACTCGCTCGTTATCCTGATACAGATATCTCTTAGAGTCGAAAAATTGGTTTAAGTATTCTTTACGCGCGCTATCTGTCATGATCTACTTCTTAACTTTCACGAATATGTCGTTTTCCATCAGGTAGCACGCATAACGTCCTCTTGGATGTTTCTGAGGTACATTAAACAAGTGTGGCTTCTTTCTTCTTAGCTCAGCCTCTCTCTTTCGCTTTCTTTCCAATTTGCGTTCGAGTCTAGCTTGTTCCAGTCTTTCTATTGTTTTCTTTTCTCTGTACTCGCTTAAACGCGTACCTTCTGGTGCGTCCATTGCTTCATGTAGTTCCCAACCGTCTTTTACTCTTTTAGAAACCATTCCAGGTGTTATACCGTGACTTTCTATTAATTCCATTTCAAACTTACTGAACCTATAAGGTTTATCATGTATCCTTACAATTCTTGCTGTTTTCGCCATTTATTCCACCTCTACATTTACATTTCTAATTTTTAAATTGTCATACTCTAGTATTTCGTCCGGATTGTTATATAAGTAATCTGCCAGTGCATCTTTTTCATCATCGACATCATCGAAATGCTGATATTCAACTTCTGTAGGTATTCTTATATCAATCGTTGCGTTTATATATGCTTGTTGTTGCATTAGATCACTTCATTTCTCTTTTGTGTTCTCGTCTTGCTTTAATTAATTCCTCGTACGTAATCCATGTTTTGCCTGTGTACTTAGGTGCTTTACATATCCACGTTAAATTCACATCTCTATACTGATATCTGAATATCTTCGCTTTGATGTTGGCAACTTCAGTCGCCTTACCTTTAACGTCTATAACTTCAACCAGTTTCCCTTCCTTCCACAAAGAGAAATCGGCTATATACGTAATCGGTCTTTGTTTCCCGAATTTAGGTTGTAATTCAAATTTCGGTTGTATTTCGATACGATCATAGTTAGTGCCATTCATATTACTTTCTAAATATTGGTAATATTCACACTCTACTTTGCTATCAAATACAATTCCTTTGTACTCAACTTTCTTAGCGTTGTATTTACTCATCGTCCACCTCTAAATATCAAATATCGTTGCTTGTAATCCTAGTTCTTGCTCATATAGAAGCCCGTGAGCGCCTTTGAATCGTTTTAGGTCACTATCAGTCATAATTTTCTTTTCGTCGCTGAAATGGGCTCCTGTGAGCGAATAAACTTCATTCTCATTCTCTTTATACTTGATGACCTTAATATCTTCCGTGCCATCTTCTCGGTATAAGTAATATTTTTCTTTCGGCATTTTTAACACTCCTTAATATTCGACGATAGCGGGGCGTGTATGACGTTCTGCAAGTTTTTGGATAAATAGGTCATATAACTTATTTTCATCGCCCTGTGACTCGTCCATGAGTTTCTGAGCGTACATATCTGAACACTCAAGTTTAGTTTTTAAAAATTCTTTGGTAATCATAGTTTTAAACCTCTAGTCCTGTAATCTTGACCGTCCATCTTGATTAGTGTTGTATTACTCATGATTCTGCTGAATATACGTTGTAAGTCTTTGTTTTTTGTCATTTCTTTTTCGTCTAAGTTGGTAGTAAAGATATTGTGTTTGCCTATTCTACTTTCGATAAGCTCAAACATCTTACTAGTAGCGAATTCGTTCATGTTGATTCCGTAGTCATCGAATACCATCAAATCGACATCGCTTATAATTTGAGCCAATTCCTGTTCGGTCATAGCAGTTTGGTTGTTATAAGTGTTTTTAATTGTCGATATCAATTGAGGTACGTTCATATATAGCACTGTGTAGCCTTTAGCTTTAACCGATTTAACAATACTCATTGATAAGTGTGATTTACCTGTACCGAATGAGCCTTGTATTAGTAGCGATTGTTTATTGTCTAACGTGAAATTGTTTGCGTAACGTTCACATAAGTTTTTTGCATACTCTAGTTGTTCATTAGTCGGATTGTAATTATCAAACGTTGCTTTCGTTAGATCTTCGTTCATTATCGATTGCTTGAATATGCGTTCTGCTTTTCTTCGTCTATTTCTCTTGTGATAGTTTTCAGTTGATTGTTTGGCGAACTCTATCATTTCGCAGTCACAACCATGTTTGAATTCTGAACCGTCATCAAATTTGTAATAGTCGTACTTACGTCCACAGTTCTCACATTTCAAATCAAACGCTTGTTCAATGATTTGTTTCTTTAAAGTTGGTTTCTTTGCTAAGTTCTGGAATGACTCCACTTTCTCACTCCTTTAAAACGGTAAATTTTCTATACTGGATTGTGATGCACGCTGAAACGCATCTACATATTGATTGTTTACTTCTTCTTTAATCTCTTCGCTATAATCATTCATATAGCTTTCGTTATTTAAGAACGTTTTAGGGTACTTTTGATATTGTTTGTCTGTAATAGTTTTCAAATATTCTCGTGTACCTTGCATGATTTGCTCAAAAGAATGTTTCTTTAAGCATGATTTGAATTTAGTGAAAGATATCTTTTTATCTTTCTTCCTGTCGTAAAGTTTCCACCATTCTTCAAATTGCTCATGCGTAACGTCAGTTGCGCTATTATTTGCACTTAAGTTCTTATCTATATCTTTTTCTTTATCTCTTTCTAATTCTTTATCTAATTCTTTATCTTCTTCTGTTGCGTGACTGTCACGTGACGTCACGTGACCATTTAGCAATTTTCTGTTGTTTTCTCGTTGCTTTTGTTTCCTCAACCTGTTCTGCTCTCTGATTTTCTCGAGTCCTTCAATATTTTGGTGCTTTTCCCAATTTGTCACTTTTATGACACCATTAACTTTTTCAATCATGCCCAATGTCTCAAAAGTTTGTATTGCTAACCTTATTGAGTTGATAGGTCGGCTAAACTCATTTGCTAACATTTCTTCGTTATACGGCAAGTTTTCAGATAGCATAATGTAACCTTGTTCGTTGTACTTTCCTGATAAAGTTAGCAACTTAACCCAAATAGTTATGATCGTATCTCTTTCGGGTAAAGCTTCGATATATTTGATTTTGCTGTCATCAAACATGCCAACTTTAAGTTTTATCCACGATACTTCTCCCATTGTCTTCTCCTTTCAGCGCTTTTATTTTGTCCGGTATTTCCCAGTTAGATATGAATTCTTTAAGTTCATCTGTCATAGGTACGTCATTAAGGATGACGTCTGAACCATGTAAATAAAAATTAATTTTATTAAACATGAGAGCAGTCTCATAAATATTTTTTGACCATCCAATATGATATGTCTTTCTTTTATAAGTTATTTGCGCTACATAACCACTTTGAGTTAAATAGACTCCTTTGAACTTACTTTTTCCTCTTCTACGACGTTTTTGGTCTTTGTAAGTTTTGTATTCATATTCAAATATAGAGTCATTTTGATTTTTATGATTCTTATAACCTTGTCCGTCCCAATATTTATCTACTGCGTTGTTGTATGCTTTAGCTGCCTCCCATTCATTAACAAAACTACCTAAATATTTAGATTTGCTATCAATTTTTATTACAGCAGACCATTTTTTTGTTTTTCGATTTAAATAAACACCTTTATAGATACTCGAAGTATTTCTTGTAGGCCTTGCCCATCGTTGTTGATAACCAATTGAAGTGATGTTGTTTTTGGTAAAATCATTATTTTTTATTTTTTGAAAACCATTTTCTAATACAAATCCACTTAAGCTAACGTTGAGTGTCTTTGTGTGAATTCTTCTAACGTTATCTACATAAGATTTTGTCCAAATATATTGATTAACTCTCTCATAATCTTCATCATCAACAAAAATTTCTTCTCCATCTTGTAAAAATATCGATTTAACCATTATTCTCCTCCTTTCAGCATTTTGTTGAGCCTCTCATCAACTTTTAGCCACGAGTCATGCAAGTGATATTTATCATCAAACGACTTAACGCCCATCGCATGTTGCTCGTTGTGATGTTCGCGACATAACGCTAATACATGTTTGTCGTAGTGATTCATCTTGTTTCTGTTCATACCTCTACCGACTGCTTCATAATGCGCTAGGTCAGCGTGAGGCTTTCCGCATATTACACAGTTGCGGTTGATTGTAGCCCAATACAATAGTGCTTTATCTTCGCTTAACAACTTACTCGTTTCTACACTCATAGGTATTTGATGATGAAACATAAACGCTATAATCAGTTCTATTAACTCCCTTGCAACTTTCATTGAACAGTCACGCAGACTGATTTCTTCATAACCTTTCATAATTTCCAATTCTGTTTGTAATAATTTTCTAGTTGATTCCACTGGTTCGCCCCAGTGAAGTTCTATATCTCTACACATTGCGAATATTTTTTTGCGTTGTTCTATAGATAACTTTTTATTGTCCGGAACCTCTACTTCTGCTTTTAGTGGATATCCGTTTTCTAGTAAGTCAATGTGACTTTGTTCAAGTTCAACACCAGTAGCAACGACGGAATAAGTACCGTCATTGTCTTTCTGGTATCTTGTAATGTATTGCATTTAAACCACGTCCTAGAACGGTAAATCATCATCATTGATTTCTATTGGACCATTAGCATTAGCGAATGGGTTTGATTGTTGACTCATTGGCGTCTGTTTCCCATTTGCTTGCTGTTCTTTTTGTTTCATCTCATCAGTTTTAGGTTCTGGTTTATTAACTACTTCATCGTCTTCATTCCAAACTTTTACATATGAGAGTCTTACAAAATACTTGCCTTGTTCCTCGTTAAATTTATTTTTAAGTACAATAGTTCCGATTTTGTTAATTAATTGATCTGTGTCAAAAGTTAAATCTGGTAAGTTCAATTTAATTCCTAATCTACTAAGTAACTCGATATATTGTTTTTCTTGATAATCTTGTTGGAATGGTGGGACGAATTGGTTGTGTTTGTATTGTTTACCTTCGTTGTTTTCAAAAACAATCGTGAAGTATCTGTTTTCTCTGTCGTTAAACTCGACATTTGCAACTTTTACTGTAAATTCTCCAGCTCCTAAAAAGTCCCCACCTTTCATGAATGCCTCTTGATTAGTTTCTTGAATGTATTGTGTTCTACCAGTGATTTTCATAATTTTTATACCGTCCTTTTTAGTTTTTTATTAATTTCCGTTTTGTGCCATATCTATAATTTTTGAAATTGAAGCATTTTTAATACCTGGATTATTGATTGTTATTTGCGGATTATGCCTAACTTTAGTTGTATATAAATTAGAAGGTTCTACAGAAAATACATAGTCGTGTGTCGCATTTCCGTTCTCATCTGTATGATCTTCTATAAATGTATGTCCTATAATGTCGAACTGAGTTACTAAGTTATTGTGTATTGCCGGTTGTACTTCAATTGATATTCTAGGGTTAATAATTTTTCCGTTCTCATCTTTATCTTCTGAGTTAAGCCCTTCATGTCCTGTAAGCACAACGTGAAATCCGAGCTTATCTTTAACCTTTAATAGGTGCCTAATCGAGTTAACAATTAATTTAGATGTTTCCCCATAATCTTGAATTCTTGCTTTTTTGACTTGGTGCGTGTTCATCACATGAGTCAGCGTTATATCTCTTAACTTTTGTGCTGTTTCAATTACAACCACATCAAGTAACTTTCCTCTTTGTCTAGCTGTATTTACAATCGATTCAATACTCGCAATTGTGTTTCTAAAAGCAATGTAATTGTCGACCCTCTTCACAAAACCTTGCCGCGTTACTTGAGTGCCATCTTCGTGAATATCAATAATAAAAGCGTTGTTTTCTCTAGTGGCTAAAGTCGTCTTTCCGGTTCCTGATTTGCCATATACCATAATTGAATAATAGTTCTGAGTATCTTCGTTAATTTCTTCAATACCTAGTTCTTGTAAAATGTCTTGTTCCTCACTCATCACTTAATCACCAGACTTTCTGTTACCTTTAATTCAACGCCAGGAATATCTTTCCCAGCTTTCAAATCATCGATTAGTTGCTTAGAATTAAGTTTCGGGGCTTGTGATAGCCAATAATCCTTTGGAATAAGTTTTTCATCGATAATATTTTTACTAGCTCCGTTTTTGCGTTTAAAAATATGATTAGTAGCTGTGCGGTAACTATCTACTTCTTGTGTTTCTAACATTTCTTTTAAGTAATCTCTTAATCGATCAGTTAAATTTTGTTTTTGTTTTTTTAAATTTTGAAGTCGTTTAATCTCTTTATCTATGACATCTATGTCACCTAAAGTTTCACGTCTCCAATTGACAATGTTATCTACTTTGACATTCATTTCTGCTTGAATAGAATCTAATGTGTCTTTTAATAATGTTTGGTCTAATTCATCTTGATTAGACAACTCTTTAAATGCTTCTGATAACTCATATAGATTAGCCATCGCTTAACACCTCCCCCGCTAGCATCTTTTTAGCTTTCTCGTATCTAGCCAATATTGTGTTATCGTCATCTACATTGTTGTGCATATTTATTGATGCGACTTTTCCTAAATAGTCATCGCTGTAGTGCCAGACCCATATAACGTTGTACTTATAATCAACTTGATAAGAAGTGCTTTGTACACGTTCTATTAAGTCAATTGCCATTCGTTTAAATTTATGTGGTTTCATATCGCACCTACCATTTCATGACTAAGTTAATTAGTCTGTCATAATCATCTGCGTTTTCTTCAATCCATTCGTAAATAGATTGATTTAATATGTCTAATGCTGTGTATAGATCGTTCTCATTAGTTATGTTTATGCCGTCGATAAACTTATCTTCTAAATCTAAGATATTCACCAGAATGCTGTGGTCCTTCTTCTTAACTGCTAATTTAAAATCAAATCCGTCTACATTAATTACCTTCTGACATACATCGCCTATTTCGTAATACATCTTGACTTCCTCCGTTTTTCGTTTTATATTGAACGTGAATTAATTTTGCTAATCGTTTGTCTCTGTTACTTGTTGGCGCAAGTAGCAGTTTTTTTATCTTATTATCAGAGATGCTTCATAAATTGTACCTTTTGGTTCGCCCGGCACTACTATTTGGCCGACCATTAAATATTGATGCACTCTTCTTCTGGATGATTTCTTAAGTTTTGAATTGTGTAATACTATGTCTCCAGTATGTCTATCTAAATATTCAACAAGATAATTTCTGTTCTGAGCCGACATGTAAATATGCGGGTTGTTGTACTTCTTTCTATATTCAGTGATCGTTTTAACTTCATCATCACTTAAAACAGCTTGTTCTGCCTTTCTTTCCCATTCCACACTAGGTTTAACGTATTCTTCAAACCAAGTCATTTAATCATCCACCCCATAAAAGTATTCTTTATAAAATATGAATGTCCCTATACTTGCGAATCCTGCAATTGACCACGCTGTAGTGAAGTATAGAAACGGCATGAGTACAATTGCTAAGACTGTGAAGCATAGCACTGCTAATAGGTAGCTTTTATAAGTTTTACTCATTTTCTTTTTTCAACTCCTCCATTATTCTCTGGTCTGATAAGTCGTGATAAGGAAATTTTTTCCTAGCTAATTGGACGGGTATTCTGCCTCGTATCGCAATGTACCCTTCGTCTTCAAGCTCTTTATTCAGTTCTCTTATTATTTGTCCTGCTTTGGATTTAGAAACAGATAAAATTACCGCAAGTTCTTTAGCTTGCAAACTATTTTTTATCATATCTTTTTCTCCTTTTTATTTTTGTGTTGTGTATAATTTAGTTATCTCCTAGTGAAAGGAGGTGGTAATTATGAATAATATAAATTTCACTCAACGACAGTTAGATTTAATAAAGAAAAATCAAGCTATCTTATCTAAATTGCCTGTCGAAGCTTACGCTAAAGCCGCAAATACTATGAATAATTCGTATGTTATGAACGCTCTGGAAATTCAATCGACCGTTAATAATGTTATGAATAGCATTAGAATTAACCAATCTAAATTATCTGATTGGGCTTCCTATATGCATCAAGTAACTAAGAATCATCCAATGTTCAAATCTAATTTATTTTCTGAAAAAATTCTTGATGAATTCATAAGTTCTAACAGCTTTCCGGATGATGAAGTCCGCAAAGTTAGCACTCATTTGAGAAAGTCTTTTGTCGATACTGTCGATGTCCCTGTTCTTGGTAAAACCGTCAATTCTGCCCATCCAATAGATGACGTAAATACCAAAGAAAGTGATAAGATATTCTATAAATCTATCAATCAATATTTTTTGGCTCCTTCCTCATCGTTTGTTCACGATGTTTCATTAACTGTTGCTAAAAGTGTTGCTGTTAATATGTTTGTCAGGACTGCTAATGATGATTACGTGAATTACTTCTTTTCAACTGCGGTAATAGCTGTATGCTATGTCGCTTCGTGTCTTGCTAATGCTTTTGATTTAAAGAATAAAAGAAAAGATTTTAAATAGTTTCACACCATTTTTATAATTATCTTCCAAACCTTCCAAGTCACAACTGCCATTGTGATGAGGAGGGTTGTTTTATATAGTGTGTTCATTTGTTGCTCCTCCTTTGCATTTCCAAAAATTTAATATAATTTAAATTCGATACCATCTATTTGAATGTATAGATTATCTAAATCAGGGATTGCCTTTTTATATAAACCAAATCTTGATTTGATATCTGCTAATAAATAGGTATCTAAATTACCAATTGATAATAGTCGTCTATTACCTTCTTCGTCATAGTAGTAATAGATGACTTTTTTGTTTTGAGCTTGCATTTGCTGTGCCCTCCTGTTAAGCAGTTACGTTAGCTTCATAACCGAATTCAGTCATGATTTCATGTATTTTCAATCTGCCTTTTTGTGTCCATCTAGTTTGTAAAACTGTGTCTTCTCTGCCATCAGAACGCACAATTGTTATAGTGTCTGAATCTGTGTAACTCTTGCCCATGTGTTCTGAGTAAAGCACCCACTGTTTATTTACTTTTCGTTGTAATCTAGCTTCGTGTAGTAGTTTGTTTAACTTTTGTGCTGATATACCGTAGTCTGCCGCGATTTGAGTTGTGGCTAATGTGCCAGTTGACTTTAAGATTTCATCTACATAGTCTGCTTTGGGTTTTAGTTCTCCGATTTCTTGTTGTAAAAGTAAGTTTTGCTCTTTTTCTTTCTTATACTCAGTCAACACTGTAATAATGTAGTCTGGATCTTTTAATGTTTGTTCAATTACATTGTCTGTTGCGTAGATACCGTGTTTGCGAATGGCTGGTAGGACGTCTGATGTTACCCATCGTTTGAATCGTTTTGCTGATTCTAGTTTTGATGAGAAGATTAAGCTGTATAAACCTGATTCGTTGACTGCAGTAAGTCCTCGATTTGGCAAATTTTCTAAAGTCGTGTTTCGCGACGTTAGAATTTCCTTATCGTCTTCATCAACGTGTTTACTTAATGCGTCACGCGTATTTGAGTATCCTAAGATTTCTGCCACATCTTTACCTACAAAATATGGTTCGTTATCTACTGTTAATGTTCTTACTGGTAATTCTTCAAAATTAAATGTTTGTAATGCTTGCATTGTTCGTTCCTCCTTTTAAGATGTTTGTTTTTCTTCGACTAAAACGTATTTAAAATACGATTCATCTTTTAAAAAAATAATCTCATCAATAGAGATATCTAATGTCTTAGCAATTCTAAAAGCATCTCTAGGTTTAATCATTTCTGGGTTGTTTTCCCAAATGTTATAAGTAGACGGTGAAATGCCAAGTTTTTCTGCGAAAGATGACTGGGTGTAACCTTTTCGTTTTCGCCATTCATCTAATTTCAAACTATGTTTGATGTAGTTCATTTTTTTACCTCCTTGTTAAGTTCTGATCAAAGTATATCGTAATTAGAATACGATTGCAAGTATTTTTCGTAATTATTTTTAAAAATTACGTATTTTTATTTTGTTAAATCGTATTTTAAGGGTTGCAATTACGATTTTTCATAGTATAATAAAAGTGTAAAAACATTATATATAAGGAAGGGAAACAAAATGGCTTTCAAAAATTCCATAAAAGAAATCAGATTGAACAATAGATTGTCTAAAGTTGAGATGGCTAAAAAATTAGATGTTTCCGAAGGTACTATAAGAATGTGGGAAAGTGGAAGAACTGAACCTAGAATGGGTATGGTCGAAAAAATTTCAAGTTTGTTCAATGTTTCTAAAGGTTATCTCTTAGGAGAAATTGAAGAAATTGTTTTACCAGAATTTGATAGCGAAATCGAGGTTCCATATTTCGGTAAAGTTTCTGCTGGAAATTTCGAGGAAGTTGCAATTGATAATGAAAAATTAAAAGTTCCACCATTTGCTTTTAACGGTCGTAAACCTAGCGAATGTATAGCACTAAAAATAAACGGAGATAGCATGAATAAAATACTCGCTAACGGTTCTTATATAATTGTCCATGATTATAGAAAGTCTTGTGATCATAAACTTAACAGCAATGACATCCTTGTATTACGTCTAGGTGGTGAATATACAGTTAAGCGTGTGAGACGTACTGAAACAAAACTACATTTAGACCCAGCAAGCTATTCAGATGAATTTAAAACTAATTCTTACGATTTAGATTCTATTGATGAAATCGAAGTGATAGGCAAAGTTATTTATAACTATCGAATTTTTGATTAATAGCGCTTGTGTGGCGTGAGGAGGATGAGGGATGGAAGAGAAACAATACTTATGGAGATATAACGATATAGAAAAAAGAATGAATGAACTTCACAAAAAATATAAAGAATTAGTGGATATATTTTTTGGTGATGTAATAGATAAAAATACTGGATACTTCCCCTTTTATTCCGGTATAAAATATAGCTACGCAGATTTGAATATCAGTTTTTACAGAGGTTTAATTTATATTCACGGTGGGTCAGAAGGCATGCAAGCGAAGAAAATAAATATTTCTGTAGATGATGTTTTAAAAAGAACAGAAAGATCTTTCGAGAAGTTAAGTGAATATATAAAAAGTACTTTCATTTTCGAAAAAGTCATACATGATTTTCAAATGTTTAACTTGAGCGATTTAGCTAGTATATACAACGACGATGCAATTGCGCATTATTATTTTGAAACTCATTCTGACTTATATTTATCAGATAAATCTACAAAAATTTATCGAACACCTAATTCTTTGTTAGAAAACGCAAATGATTTACCGGCTTCTTTAAGAAAATACACTCAATTATTAGAAACAGTTAATGACAAGGATTTTGAAACTCATATAGTTGAAGCTTATGATTGCTTTATGTCTGAAAAAAGGCTAGCTACATCACTACTTTTAGGTAGAGCGCTAGAACTAATGTGTAGGCTGATATTGAACAAGTTTGATAAAGATATAATTAAACAAACACCTGATTACAAGAGGAATATAAGAACATTTTTAAACGAAATGGAAAACAACGATTTAATAGAAGAACATTTAAAACATTCAGTCAAAGCTGCTATTGAACACAGAAACTCTATTATGCATGGTATTAAAATCGAAGAGTACAATTCGATAATTCAAACATTATTTGACGAAATAGCTAAGCTGTCTAATGTATATAAGTCTCTTAATAAACAGTAAGCAAAATCGGATTCTTCATTACATACCGAATATTCATCATAAACACTGACTGCATCTTCTAAGACATTTTTTAAAATTCTAATGTCTTCATTCGTTAAAACTAATTCATTGAAATTATGATTGTTTTTAAATGTCATAACATCACCTACTTTTTATTTTATTATATCACATTTAGTACCTAGTACTAAATTTCGGGTAGCCCGCCTACCCTTATTATTTTTTGCCAATTTTGAGGAGGGAGAAGCAAAATGCCAGTATATAAGGATGATAATACAGGTAAATGGTATTTTTCCATTAGATATAAAGATGTATACGGTAATAACAAACGTAAGATGCAACGCGGTTTTTCAACTAAGCGTGAAGCTAAGAGAGCAGAGGCTATTTTTTTGAATGACGTAAACGAAGGATATAGTGATTCGAAAACATTTGATTATGTTTTTCATCACTACTTAGAAAATAGCGATTTGAGACCTAAAACAAAACGACGCAAACAAAATGAATATCATAAACACTTTAAAGCTAAGTTCGGGCACATAAAAATGAATAAGATAACACAAAATCAATGCCAAGAGTTTCGTAAATATCTAATAGAGAATGTAGCATCAACAAATTCTGCTCGTACAATTTGGTCAGGTTTTAAAGTTGTAATTAATTATGCTAAAAAATACTTTGGATTACGTACAGATCCAACAATATCAATTAAACCTATTCCGCGTGTAAAGCCAAAACCTAAGTTTATGATGCGTGAAGAATTTGAAGAAAGAATCAAAGACATTGAAGATCAAGATTACAGAGAGTTATTTACATTAATGTTTTATACAGGTTTAAGGATTGGCGAAGCTATGGCGCTTGTTTGGACAGACTACAATAAATATAAAAAAGAGATATCCATAAATAAAACAATGGACATCTCTAATAGAACTATATATCCGAGACCAAAAACAGATAGTTCAGAGGATATTGTTCCTTTACCTAAATTCATCAATACAATGTTAACTGAACGACACCAACGTGAAAAAGAGTTAAACAAATATTTTGATGAACGTAGTTATTTTATTTTCGGAGGAATGGCTCCCAAACATTACAGTCATGTTCAAAAGAAATTCCAAAAAGCTTTCCCCCATTATAACATTCACGCGTTAAGACATTCTTATGCATCTTATCTTGCAAATAATGGTGTAGATATTTTCGTTTTACAGTCACTTATGAGACATGCTCAAATCACTGAAACGATGGGCACTTACAGCCATTTATATACTCAGAAAAAACACGATGCAATAGCCATTTTTGACAAGTAA